TCTGAGTTTCTTATAGAATTTATTTCACTTTCTACAGCAGCTAAATCATCTTCAAAAGCCTTTTTTTGATTAGCATTTAGTTTTGATTTATATTGACCTATAACTCTGTTAACATTTTTACCATCACCTTTAACCCCAGCTTGAGCATATAGATTATCTTTAATTATTTTTAAAGCTAATAAAGATTGCATTTTATCTCCTAAAGCCATTGCATCAACTCCCGCTTCACCACTTAAATCACTTAAAGCTATGTTATGTTCTGCTAATGTTAAAAGAAAAGGAGCTCTATCTTTATCGGTTTTAGCTAAGTTTAAAGATTTTAAAACATTAACTATTTTTCCATTGTGTAATTCCCCAGCTGCTTTTCTAATGTCTTCTGACATGCTAATATTAGTCAAAGCGGAATACGCAACTGAACTGTTTGATGTACCTGCGGTTATAATAGTTGTAATAGCTGTATCATCTAACTGACTTAAATCAAAATTTCTGTTTAATATTAATGTTTCACTAAAAAGTTGAGTACCTCCATATATTAATTCTTCTTCTACTACTTCAGAAGCAAGTCTTTTTGTATAATCTATTCCAAACAAACCTGCATTTTTCCAAGCACTGTTTTTTACAAGATTAGTTACAGCTAAGGAACCTGTAGACTTTCCAGCTACATCGTCTAAAAACTTTAAAGTGTTATTACCGCTACCAATCATAAAAGTAATTCCACCTTCAATAGCAAAAGTCATAGCTGATGCTCCTAAAATTTGGGCTTGAGTTAAATCATTGTAGGCAATAGTTTGATTAGCATCTGCCATACCTTCTGTATACTCAAGAGCACTGACTAGCCCCTTACTATAAGCATCTTTTAAGAATTTAACTTGATCTTTAGCTTTAGCAACTAACTCTGTGCCAAGTGTTAGATTTCTATATATATCTGCACCTGCTGTTGTACCAAAAGTAGTTGCTACAGCAGCTTTAACCGCTGTCGTGCTTAAAAACCCTGTAGCATTACCAGCTGCACCAGTAGCCACCGCTAAAATAATATTAGGCATTTGTTGAGCTAAAGTTCTACCAGCAAATTCAAAACCACTCCCTAAACCATCATTGTATGTTCCCATAGTTTGATATAATTCAGCGTTTTTATTTATTTGTCTTTGCTCATCTATAGCGTATTCATTACCTGAGAGAGTTGGTATTGCTAACAATATACCTTTACTAGCTTGGTAAAAATCGTTAACCATTAAAGCTCCAGCGTCATACTCTTTATTAGCTAACTTAAGGATCATTGAAGAATCTCTAAACCTAATGTCATTAGCTAACTCCTTAGCTTCTTTTAATGTATAGTTTTCTTTGGTTTTAGGATTTACAGATTGTGTCAAATTTTCTATAAGACCTTCTTTACTTCTTTCTTTTTCTTCTTTATTTTCTTTTACATTTTTATTAAAAGAAATTATTGTATTTAAATAATTAGAAACAGCTTGACTTCTTTCTTTATTTAATTTAAAAGCAGTTGTTTCCCATTTAAATAAATCAACTTGTAATTCATCATAAATAGTTTGTTCTTTTTCAGTTAATTTTTTAGTTGGCTTTAAAGAATAGAAAAGCTCTTGATTATCACCTATTGTAACATTAAAGTCAACAGGTAAATTAGGGTTACTTTTAAATGTTTCAGCAACTATCTCAGCTCCTAAATTAACAGTTTGTTTTAATTTTTCATCAACTTCTTCAAACCCATTTTTAAAAGCTTGTAAATTATCATCAATGATCTCATCTTTTTTACCTTTTAACAAAGCGCCTAGTCCTGTCATAAAAGTATTAAATGGAATCATTGAAACATTACCATTTGAATCTGTAAAAGGAATCTCTTTAGCTTCCATTAGATTTTCCATCAAACTGTTTTCTTTCTCAGTTAATAGACCTTGTTTAACTATGTTTTTAGAGTTTTCAAGAATAACATCCAAAGGACTATTATTGTCTAACTCTTCATAAGTTCCTTCTAATTTATTTTTTATAGTTTCTGGAAGACCTTCTAAACTAGTGGCAATTTCATATGGAGTTTGAGTTGATTCTATTTTTTCTGTTAAAAATCCAGTTGAAGAGTTTTTAGAAGGAGTAGTAAATGCTCTAAGAGGATTTGCTAGCTTTAGTTGATTAGCAAAATGTAATTGAATTGTATTTCTTTCTTGTTTATTAAAAACTTCTGATTGTGTTTCTACATTAAGACGGCTTAACAAACCATCATCTCCAGTCAATTTCTCTATCCAATTTCCTTCTCCCTTAGATACTTTAGCATCGATTTGTTGAGGATTAATAGATTGTATTGTTTGCGTCTGTATTTTAGCTTCTTCAGTTGTATAAGCGGATATAAAATTAAATATATTTTTTTTAACTTTAAGAGTTTGATCCGAGTCTAAATTGCTAGATAACCAAGCTTGAAGATCGTTGCCATCAACAAATTCATCTTTTTTTATTTTTTGGAAGGCTACTATGTCTTGAACTTCCTCTCCTTGTTCATTTGAAGATTTTTTAACTAAATTATAACCTGTTAAAACTGTTCTTTCTTTAACTTTTGCTCCAAATCCACCTTCTGTGTATTCTTCTACTTCTGTTACAGGTACTAATTCTAAACCTGTTTCATTGAAAGTATTATTAAACTCAGTTAAACTAACATCACCGTTTTCAAGAGCATTACTTAATGCATTAGAAACAATGTCTTTTTCGATGGTTTCCATCATAACACCATTATAGTTCTCTACATGTGCTGCAGCTCTTCTACTTATATCATATTTTATGATTTTATCATAATTCTCTTTAAATTCTTTTCTTGAATTTTTATATAAATAATTAGCAAACGGAGTGCTATCTTCATCTGTTCCACCTGAACCAAGAATTCTATCTCCAGTTAAAGGTAGTTTTAATTCTTCACCGCCAACATTAGCTGTTATAAAATTATTAGACTCGTCTAAATTAAAAGTAATGCCAGTTGTGCCAAACTCTTGTTGAAGAAAGTTTTGAATAAACTTAGGTTCTTCGTCTAAAAATGTAGCTGGAGCAAATTGGTTTTCTGGAGCATTCCTTAACTCTCTTTCTTTGTCTTGTATTTTTTTATTAAGCTCGTCTAATTCAGATATTTTTCCTCCTTTAAGACTAAAAAACTCGTCTAGCTTATTGTCTTTTACAAATTTATCACGATCTGCAATTGCACTTGTTACAGGTGCGTTTGCTAGAGCCGTTTGTCGCTCCGTATACGATTCCAAAGAAGAAGTTGTTAAATCTAAATCCGTAATCTCGGGTGCTCCCGGTATTGTGGACATTGCATTTGCACCTTGATTTGCAATGCCCGTTTGAAAATTTATATCTTGAGGTTCTTCAAAAGAAGACATACTACTAACCATTTGTAGATCATGTTTTGATATATAATCAAAGGCTGATGTATCTTCTAATAAAGCTTTTTCTTCTATTTGAGCGTAAGTTAGAGTTTCCCCTGTTGCTTCGTTTAAATATGGCATATTATTTTATTTGATTGTTATCTTTTGGTTGGATAATCTAAGAAATTCCTAGCTGATTTAGCGGTTGGAAATGGATTTCCACCTTCTAATTTTTTTAAAGCAGCTGTATCTATCACAAATCGTTTTTCAGATGATGATTGTTGGAACCCTCCACCTAAATTCTGAGTGTTTGACAAACTTTTTTGTATTATAGGATACCATCCAGCTAGTTTAGCTTCTGTTCCAGGTCTATAATCAGGGTTTCTATCTTTATTTGCTAAAAATTCAGGTTTGCCATTGCCTTCTGTTGCGGGTTGTGCCGCAAAATATTCTATACCTCTTGTTGGCATAGATGTGTTACCTTTTCTAGCATATATTACTGGAGTTTCTGTTTTGTTTTTAGGATTGTATATATTATTTATTTGCATTTGTTCCCATTTTGCAGCGCCTTTAACTGTTCCTTCACCCGTGTCATACTCTGCCCCTTGTTTTTCCGAGAAATAATGGTTACCATCTTTAAACTCTTTATATTCTTCAGTAAGTTCGATGTTAGATCCAGTAACAAATTTTTGAGGAACTCCTCTACCGTCAGCTTCTAAATTAATTAATTCAGCATCCGTTAGTTTTCTTTCAACCCAACCAGAACTAATTTCTTTAATTAAAGCGCGTTTTTCTTCTTCTCTAATATACGATCTTTGTTGGTCTGGTGTTTTTGTTGTAAAATCTACAGGTAAAGATATGTCTCTTCTGTTAGCAAAATAATCTAATTTAGCTTGCGTATCTAATTGATATATAGATTCTACTTTTCTAGTTAAAAAACCATCATATTTAGATACTAATTGAGGCATGTCAATGTAATCAACTCTTGTATCAAAGGCTCTATCTATAGTTTTACCATTTGCATCGATTATATCTGTAGAAGTGTTATTTAATCTTATAGTTAAAGATGGTATAATGCCACTTGCTTCTTTTGAATCAACTACACCAATGTCGCTTTTAACACCTTCCGCTTTGTAATCAGCAGCTTGTGCTACGTCTCTTAATAAATCCCCATTAAAATCCTTATCTAACGTCTGGGTTATAACATATTTATCACCAATTTTTTTTACATTAGCTTTGTCCCATGCAGTTTCACCGCCTTCTTTTATATCAGCTAATAAACCGCTATTAGCATCTACAGTGTGAGTAAATAATAACCCACCACTATTTTTATCTTTAGTTACCTTAGTGTCTACACCAGGCACAATTTGTTTGTTCATTCGAAAAGATGTAAAACTACTAGACATTTTTTCTAAAAAAGAATTGCCTAACCAAGATTTTTCTTTTCCAGGTCCAACGCTTCCTTTTAACGCCATAATCTCTTCTCTTTCATTCATAAGAACTCCACCAAATGTTAAAGTATCTTGTAAATTTTTATCAGCTTTATTAACTATCTCCTGCCATTTTTCCTTGTCTTGTTTTGACGCACCACTTTCTGTTCTTATTAAAGTTTTAGCCTCTATAGATCCCATTGTATAATTTGCATCTCCAATTTCACCTATACCATTCATTAAATCTTTTTGTTCACCCTGAAGTAGATCGGTTATTTCTGTACTTGCATTTAGTTCAATAAGTTTTTGCCTAGCTGCACCAACCGCATTGTTTTCATTTTCTGAAATACTAGCCCAAGTTAAATCATATCTATCTTGTTTTGCCACTTGTACTTTTTGACGCTGGATCCTAGCTCCGGCTATAGCTTTACCAGCACTAGCAAGACCTTGTGCTATATACTGAGAAGCTAAGGCGTATCCTGAGCCTTCTTTAACCCCTGTTGATTTTCCAAAATTACTATATCCACTCATATTTTTTATTTTATTTGGCTGCTTTAAAAAAAGTTCCACCTGTTCCACTAGCTATATTAGCGGCACCTATTTGACCTGCAAAACCTATAGCCCCACCAATTGCACTACCCCAAGCAGCAGTTGAAGCTTGTCTAGCCGCAGCTTCTTGTTGCATAGCCATTGATTCTTTTCCAGCAGAATAACCTAAATCTTGATTTGATCTAGCCTCTTTCATTTGCATCATAAATTGATTACCTGCGCCTTCAGCTTGCTGAACTCTTTGTCCTTCAGATATTTCTATACCTTGCATTCTTTGAGCTTCAGACATTTTAAGTTGTTCTAGTTGAGATTCACCTTGTGCTCTTAATTTTTGATTAGCTGCTTCTTGTTGCTCTATACTGGCACTAACACCTTTTTTACTAGCTAATGCGGCTTGTGCTAACGCAGTTGCACCACCAGCACTTGCACCTGTAGTTGCTAAAGTTTCTAAAGCATTAGATAATGCTAAGTTAGATTGTTCCACTTGTATTTCCGCAGCTTGTGTTGCAACACCTAAACTAGCAAAGGGATTACTAATCATACCACTTAGATCAGATGCTAAACCAGACAAGTCTTTAGTGCTCGCATAAGGATTAGTTATAGGAGTTCTATTAGCTTTAATAGCATTTACTTCTGCTTGTGCTATTCTAGCCGCATCCCCAGCTTTCCTTGCTGCTTTTTTTGCGCCTGCAGATGTTATTGCGCCACTTAATAGAGATGCTCCTGCTCCTAATGCTATTGCTGCCATACTTCAATATTTTTTGATAATTCATACGACGGATCCGGATCCACTGTATACCCTAAATTTTCATGGGATTTTATTAAACTTTTATTTCTACCGATGCTTAATATAATGTCACAGCCACTTTTACGAGCCACATGCTCTATACCTGTTATTAATAATTCTACCGCATCTTTTTTATCTTTGTTTTTATATTTTTTATTAGATATAACCCATTCCATCCAACCAACTTTAGAATTAGTGGTATATAAAAAACCAGCCACTATAGGTATTTCACCTTTTTCTACAATATAACCTCCTGTGCCATTTTCTGGTAACATTTTTTTTGAAGGACCTTGTTTCCATTCAGGATACATCTCCCACCAACTAACCAATAAATCCCAATCGGACTCAGTTAGTTTCCTTATTTTTAATTCCATTTAATTTAATTTAATACGAAGATTCGTTATAATCTAAAGATACAGAAAACAATTCATTTGTACCTGAAGTTGCTGTGTTAGTTGCTTTCATATCTACAGTAGCAAAGAATCCTTTTACGCCTGATATAGATTTACCGTAAACAACTTCACCTTGTGTAAACGAAGAAGTGTTTACAAGATTAGCAAAATATTTGTCCTCTTTTTGTTTAAACTTATTTTTAAATAAGCTGTTTTCTAGTGCGGCTAATGTTGTTGGCATTTCAAAAACATTTATTGGATTTGCAGTATCTGAATCAGTGTATTGGTCTTTTAAAGGAGGAACATCTAAACTACCACTGTTAGTTACTAAATTTGTCATCTGCCAATTACTTCCACCTTCATAATTTATTGTTTGAAAACCTTTAACTAAAGAAGGGTTTGTATTGAATATTGTTTTTACAGTTGAATCGAATTGACCTATACCCGCGGGAAGATCTTCTGTTAAATCTCCATAGAAATTTGCTCTATTAACATCTGCTGAATAATGCAAGTATATACTACCATTTTTGGTAGAATAAAAACCATTTTGCACACTAAACATTTGATTTGGTAAATAACTAAATCTACTTGTCCAACCTTTAACGTTTTCATCAAAACTTAAAGTTACTGGAGTTGTGTTAGGTGCGGTTGGTTGTAAGGATAAAGTATAGCATTTGTTGTGAATATCCCAACCACCTATAGCTTTATCACTGCCTAAAGTTAAAAATGCATCTCTAAAATAATCATACATTCCAAAGTTAGATATTTCACTAAGTCCATCTTGAGATAACCTCATGACTGACCCTTTATCTCTATCTGTAAAGTATTTTCTAAAACCATATACAGCAAAACTTTCTGGATTTTGACTTATACCAAATTCACCCGCATAAGCAACAATCGCACCTATTACTACGTTAGAAGCTGTTTGAACAGGTTGACCTTCTTGAGTGTAAATAGCATCTTTATCTATTAAAGCTTTATTAACTTTTCTTTCTTGAAATATAATTAAGTTAGTATCTTCTGCATATAATTTTTGTATAGATCCTTTAGAGGGATCTACAGTTCTAGTTATGTCTTCACCTGATGGAAATTGATTAGTTTGATTAATACCAGTTCTAGAATTAACAACACCAGAATACATAATAGAATTAGCTAATGTTTCAGTAGCGTTATTGTCTGATTTTAAAAAAGCTCTTGGAGATAATCCAGTTTGCACATTATTATAGCCACCCCTTATTCTAGCTTCTTCTACATACCAATCATAAGTTTGTAAAGGAGAAAGTACTCCACCTGTTACTTTTTTTAGAATATATGTGTTATAATATTTTATAGGGATAATAGCCGCCATACTTAATTATTATTATTACTTGTTTTTTATTGTTTTTAACTTGGTCCGTGTGGTATTGGTGTGTAAGTTGGAGCTATTTGAGAACCTCCAGTTCCACCCGCAATAATTGTAAATGTTGCCCCAACACCATTAGGAGTTTGAGTTATACTTAAAACATCACCAACCACGTATCCTGATCCTTCACTAACAATCGCAAAAGATGTAACCTCTCCCGTAACAGGAGGAACTGTAGAAACTCCAATGTCAATTGTCATACCTGAACCAATTCCTGATACACTAGTTGCAAGATATGGATTACCACTAGTTCCGTAACCAGTACCAGGCGTTGTTAATGATAAACTTGTAGTGTTAGAATAAAAAGGAGGAACTGATCCAATCCTTGCATTTAGTGAGTTAAGTTGAGACAAAGAACTAGGATTACTAAATGTTGACCACATTAACTCAGCTTCCCAGGTTCCAGTATTAGGAGGGATAAAAGGGTCTTGAGTTATTGAATATTTTAAATTAACAAAAGAAGAGGTGTTATAATTATAAGGACCATAAGTTCCAGGGGTTACATCTGATTTCTGACCCGGTCTTACGCCGTTTGCTATAGCATTACTCTGCGCTCCAAAAGCACCCATACTTATACCAATTACCCCCCAACCTTCAGCGGCTGCGCTTTGAATAGGAAAAGATGGAGTTGCTGTCCCATTTTGTATAGCTGTCCCATCAGGATAAAATCCCATGTCTCCGGTTGATGGTTCAAATACATCTTTTACCTCAACTATAAAAGGTTGTTGAGTTGCAGCATCAACTTTAAATCTCATAAACATATATACAATTTGACCGACTCCTACGGTTCCTGACCAGTTTTGTATTTGACCAGTCCAAAATGGATTAGGTATAATACCACCACCTATTAAAATTGTTGTTGGTTGTGTTGATGGAGGAGCTGATGCAGGTCCTGAAGTATAAGTTGTATATTCCACTGAAGTATATGAATTAGCCGGTGGACCAAAACAAAGTGGTGGATATATTACGCTAGCACCTATAGTATCTGTGAGTCTAAAATCAATACAATATTGATATCCAGCAGCTAATGGATTACTTGGATTAACTTCTAAATTAAACCTACACTCTCTATCAACATCACCAGTTACACCTGTTAACGCAGATTGACCTATAATAAAAAAATCTGATATAGATAATAATGGAGGGGTGGCATTAGGGGTATAAGTAGTAAGAACACCATTAGTATCTGTTATCCTCAGTTCCACCATATCCCAACATAGATTAGCACTTCCACTTCCTACATTAAATATACCATGATTACCGTAAGCTCCAGTATCAGTATTTCTAGCACTACCATTTCTACCTGAAGGAGAAGTTCCTCCACCAACTGAACCATCTATAGTTCCAAGACCACCAAATATCCATTGAGTCCCTATAGTAAGACTTGGTATTATAGGTGGACTAACAATTACAGGGGTGCTGTTGGCTAATTCAAAGACTCCACTTGTTTGGGTTAAAACATTATTATCACTCCATTCAATAGTATATAAAAATTTACCTCCAAACTGTACGTCTAAAATACCTTCACTTGAAGATCCCGCATAAAAAGTTCCACCAAAATTGGGATTAGCACCACTTGTTCTTATAAAAATACTTGTATTTGATGTATTAGTTCCTGCGTCAAATCTTTGAAAACTAGGATCAGCAAAGTTAATTGTATTAACAGTACCGTTTGGAGCGTAATCAAATACAGAAACTAACACACCAGTTGCACCAGTATATACGGTGCCGTTTATAGTTGGGTAAATATCGGAAGTTATTGTAGTTCCAACCACGTCATTTTCATCAAAAACGACCGTAGGTGTTGTCATACCGTTTATAGCAGTGTTTTCACCTTGTATTAAATCATTTAAATCTGATATTAAACCCGTTGTTGAAGTCTCATAAAATAATTCAAAAGGTACAGTTACTGGCGCAGTTTCATAAACAGCTAGTGACATACCTCCGGGATAAGGCTCGTTAGTAACTGAACTAGGTATAACGAAATTATCTTCAGTTAAACCAACACCTTGTTGAGTTGAAAACTTAGCAACATAAGGTCGTGTTTCTGGATCATAAATACTGAAAGAATTTATTTCACCACTTGTTGGAGAAGCTGGCGGTACGCTAAAAGTCGTATCAAGTGAAGGATAAATATCTTGTATAGTTCCAACTAAATCTGCACTATCTGGACTTGATAAAGGTAAAAATTGTTTATTATAAGTTTTATAAACTCCTTGTACAACTTGATTAATATTAGTGACTCTAGCCCAAGCTTTTTCGTCACTTGTAAATTGATTTTGCAAAGGACCTACATCTTGTAAATTTCTAGGTATTTTATTTATATTATCCGATATTAAAGTTGTAAAAGCAATTTCATTTCTTTCAACTAAATCCCCGTCTATAGGATAACCATTTATTATTCCAGGTAAATAAACGTTATAATAATCTTGCTGTTGTTGTTTTACACCTAATCTATAACTATAAAATCCTTTGGGGTTTATATTATAAGTTGCAAAAGTAGTATCAGCTGCTAAAAGTGGCTCTGGTCTAATACTAGTACTATCATTAAATAAATATTTTGTAGCAACCTCTTGAGTTGTAAAAATAATCACCGCTCTTACTGGTGTAGATAAAGGTGTTAATGTTTTTATAGTTGTATAATCACAATATAAACCTCTTAGACTTTTTCCAACTCCGAAAAAATCTTGGTATACATTTTCAAAATCAACTATTAAAGGATCGGCGCCAGCTGTTTCTTGCCCAGTTTGATATTTATTTAAAAGATCTTCGGTGTAAAGAAGTCTAAATTTATAGACTACACCTACTGTGGCACCACTTGTTAATGTAGCTTCAAGAACCCCAGCATTACTTGCAATAGTATAATCTATTGTAGGCAAAACTTTACTTAATTTAATCCAACCTTCACCTTCATTTTTATATAATTCGTAATTATTAGTCGAAATTTGAGTATCTGCAAAACTTAATGCAATAAAAGGAAAAACAGTTTGACCAGCGGTAGCTGTTTTAGATTCATTACTTAAATCCCAAAAATACTTCCCAGCTATAGGGGCTGGAGCAACTAAAACTGTATAATAATTTCCAACCGCATAAGCACCTGGGTAATCACTACTTGCTAAATTATAAGTTGAGTTTTCAGGAATACCCGGAGCATTAAAGTTTAATTGAATATTATCCCCAGGCCACTCAGCTACATCATCTGAAAAAGACAAAGGTTTATAATTTGTAAAAATATTAGAACCTGGAATTGGATTTCCATCAGCATCTAATTTATCATCATAATTAGATAAAATAATATCGGTTTGTCTACCATACTTATCAGCTAAAATAACACCTACTTGATAGTTTCTATTTTGTTTTAGAGAATGATTTGGATATTCTATTGTAGTTTGTAATGTTTTTTGATTGTTATTTATAAAATAATTTAAACCAAATGGAGTTCCAAATCCTTGAGTAAAATTACCATACATAACTCTGTTTCCACTTGTTTCTTGAGACAATGCTTTTACAGGCACTTTGTCAAAAACTCTAGTAGTTTGTTGTAATGTTAAAGTTTTAACAGGCAAAAGAGATTGATATGTGTATTGATAAATATTAGTGTTGTTTAAGGCAGTAATAAAAGATGGATTAACAGGTATAGTTTCAACAACTGAATAAGCTTGAGCATCAGATTGTTTAACTATAATGTCTATTGCTTTTATCTTGTAATCATTTATTATATCTAATGATGGTAAGGTTATATTTAATACAGCGTTGTTTATAGAGTTTTGCATAAATTCTACAACAGTTGTTACAAACGCTTCATTTTCATCATCATTTACAAAGTGGCCTTCCTGTTGCGGGATAAAGACATCTTGACTAAAAGGTGCCACTAAGGAATATTCATTATCATTAAATTTAAATCTATAACTAAATTTAACAAATTTATCTTTTAAATACTCAGGATCACCATTCCAACCATTATAATTAAGTCCTCTAATAACACGAATAGATCTTCCAGCTAATTTAGGTTCTATAATTGGAGCTGTCTCTAAAGTAGCGTCTACAGAGTCAAAAGTTAATTTAATAAAATTATCAGTATCTTTAGTCCAAAAGGTTGTGGATTCTTTTAATTCAATAAAACCAGCATTTGTTCTTTCACCAGCCCCTCTACCGTTAAATTGAGTTGTGTTTGTACCCTCAGTTGCACCTATCCATTGAAATGTTCCACCGGTACCTGGTAAACTAATTGAGATAATATCTCCAGGTGTATAACCGGTTCCAGGATTAGCAATAACTCCATCTGTAATACTACCCCCACTTTCTGTTATTGTTACCGTAAGGCCTAAACCTGTTCCACCTGTTGTTGCTCTAGTTCCCTGGGTATAACCTGAACCGGGTGTCATCAATATTAAAGTGTTTTCCCAATATTCATATCCTTCAGCTTTTAATGCAGCACCTGTTCCAGGAATTGGAGGCGTAATTCCAGCTATAGTACTCCACTGGTTTTCAGTTGCTACTTCATATCCTATAGGCGCTATATTTCTAGAATCTTCTACCGCGTGTTTATTATATAAAATTCCATAACTTACACCATTACCTAAACTATTGTCATAGTAAGCCCAACATCCTGTAGCGCTTGCGTCATAAGCATTCCAATCAATTTGAGCTGGAGCATGAGGAATCTCATCCCCATTTCTGTATCGAGTTACCGCTAAGTTTGAAGAACTAATTTCTTGTAATCCAATATTTACTACTGGTAAATCCGCTGCGTCAGACATAGTGGAAGGATGTGTAGCGGTTCCTGGAGTTATAATACTTCTTAAATCTATAAAATCAGGAGCTAAATAAGGTGCCCATTTACATACAGAAATTTGATCTGCATTTATATAATAAGTTAAAGGATTATCTACATTGATTTTTCTTGGAGCATTTCTATTGTCTGTCCAGAATAATAAGTTTTCTATTAGATTAACCCCGTATATAGGATTGAGTGTGGAGAAGTTTAAAAAATTTCCCTGTACTTTAACAGAGGTTTGACCAGTAGAAGTATTATATACCTCTATACTCATTTCATAAACAGTTGGATCTGCAGGTAAAACATCTGCTGAACCTGTGTAGTTAGTTTTAAAAAAATAAATTAAAGAATTTGCTTCATCTACAAGCTTACCAATAATCTTAAGATTTACATGACCACTACCAGCAGAGACCACAGAGTTACCTAGGACGCTTTCTAAGGCGCCCACGTCACTTCCTTCAGATCTAGACACCGCTATATTTAAAGCGTCTCTGTATACATTATTTGGAATTAGTCTTTCATCCAAATCCTTATTCATTTTGGATTGAATGAAACTATTTTTAGATTCTGCCATGTATTATGATTTTATCCATTTAGATTTACCTCTCATTACTTGGACTATTTCATCCAGTTTGATATTAGATAATCTTATTTTTGCATTTCTTAATTTAGCGCTTTTTTCTCTACGTAATCTTTGTACAATGTATTCTGGTTGATTGATCCTAGTAGCAATCAAAGCATGTATTATATAAGCATACATTGCTTCTTCAGCTAGCTTAGGAACTTTTGTATCCAAGTCCGCTGCTAATCCATCAGATACATATTCTAAAATTATAAGTCTATCAACCAAACTCGATGAAAATGAAATCTTTCCTTCTCTTTCATTTAAATTAAACCAACCATTTGCTTGAGAATATTGAGGATCTATACCGTAAAGTTGACCCCAACTTGCACCAGCAGTTCCAAGCATATCCCAATTGTAAGCCCACATGTCATTTGTAAAATCACCTGTGTTAAAATTACCATTGATAAAATTAGTATTAGCCGTGTGCCATCTTTTTTGAGTTACAGACTCTGTTTCTATATCATTTCCAAAACTATCTTGAGCTGGTATACCCGCTGAGTCTTGCGCTTGTGTGTAGTAAGGACTAGTTGTTAGATTATTGGCTGGATATAAAGGACGTAAAACCCCTAGTGGATCCACCCAAGAACACTTAACGTAGTTTACAAAATCTTGAGGAAGTACCAAAGTTAAGCTTGAAGGTATAGATAATTCTGCAGATTTAATACTTTTTAAAGTATCGTAACTGAATTCTTGTAAAGCTCTTTTAGCGTGAAATATTATATCAGTTCTTTTAGCGTCAGGCAAAAGTTTATTATGACCTACGTAACCTACTAAAAAATTACTCACTATATCGTTAAGTTTTACATACCTATAGTTTCCATAATTATCTTCTACAGTTTGGCCATATGCTTTTTCAGCTTCTGTAGCACCATATTTACCACCATCTAATATAGTTAACTGTACAACTATAAATTGACTTGCACCAGGTACTGCAGCAAGAGTTATTATCTTGTCATTTGTAACTGTAAAAGCCGTAACCCACTCCACCCACGTACCTGGTGTTGCTGTGGCACTTGTATATATTTTAAAATTATTTAAAGCATAATCAGGATCAGTAGGTGACCAACTTGTTGTACTACCTAAATAAAGATCAGTATCAAAGGTTGTAGCAAAAGATTGCCCAGCTGTATTGCCAGCATCTCCTCTAAAACCTTGTGAGCCTTGAAAGTACTGCTGTGCAGTTTCAGTTACTAATCCGTCGTTTGTAGGTTGAATTGCCATAATTTATTACGTTCTTTCGTTTTGTTCTTCCATAGCTATTTCTTGTGAAGCAGCTTGAATTATTTGAGGATCTTTAATAACTATACCCGCATATAGTAATATTTGTAATATTACATTAGTTTGCTCTACAACATCTAATTCAAAGTTTATTGAAGTTACTGGGTTGTAAACGTAATACCCAAGATCAGAAGTGAAGTTCCATACAACATCCGAAGGCTTTCTTATATACGTTGCTTGTAAACTATTATTTATAGTCTGTGGATAAACAGTTATATTTCTGTTTTCATATAAACAAACAGGAAAGTAATCTGTAGGTTTGCTTATAGGAGACATGTTTAATTGAGCTAATTGATTTCTTTGAATTTGTTCAACTTCTCTATCGTCTCTATATAGTACTGTTCCTAATTTATAAAAATCATTAGGATATAAGGTTATGTCTATTGTTTGACCGGCTCCAATTGGATTGCCAGTAAAAACATCTGCGTTAAATATTCCGCCAGTTATATTCCAATTAGCTACAGGATACACTACGTTGTCAAGAGTAACTACTACTGAAGATTGTTCTACTTGAGCTTGTGTTATCGTTGTTAAAGGATAAGCTGATTCTGTTTGTGACGTTGCAAATGTTTGAGTTCCGCTTGCTGTACCTGAAGAAGTTGGTACATCAAAAAAAGCTGGAAGAGTTCCAGTTGCGGGATTGTATGTACAGGTACCTATTGTTTTAAAAACATCTAGTTGTTCTTGTACACTTTTGTAACGATTGCCATATTCGCTTTCGTTTTGAGGCACACGCATTTGTTGGTTTATTGTTTCAAAATAACCATCTAACACCTCTAATTGAACTTGAGTTGCTAGCTTATTAAACTCATCAGGAGTTAAGTAACCTCTTTGCTCCTTGTTTATTATTAATAAGACGGTTTTGTAAACCTGATCTACGTTTATTGCCATGTTGATTTTATTATGTTAATAATCAGGCAGCCACCTAGTGACCACCTGTTATTATAATTACCTGTTATTTAAGTTTTTTCTGAATAGACTTGTATATTTCTACACCTTCGTCTGTCTTCAAAAAAGCAGCAAATGCTGAATAAGGATTTTCATCAAATGGAACAGTCATTAATTTTTTACCATTAGTGACCCAAGTGATAGATCTTTGATCTTGTGACAAAGCTATAATATTAGCTTCAGTCGCTTTTATACCAAAATTCCTTAATGTAACATTTTCATCACTTGCAAGTTCTACAAATAGAGTTGGATTCTTTTTAGCAAATAAAAGTAAATCTCTTTTAATTTCTTTAGAGCTTAATTTACTTACACCTGACCCAACTTCTACTCTTAAAACAGCTTCAGCGTGATCAATATCCATATCTCTAGCTGCATTCATTGCATTTATTTCGTATTCTAATTCATCCAATTCTGTAATAGCAATTTTTTGAGGTTCTAGTTCTTTAAACCTATGTATTTTTAATGGATGATAAATAGATAAAAGCTTTTGTAAAGCTTGTTGTTCTTTTTTTACAGCTAAAACTCCGTCTGTAAACATTATGTGACCCATCGTTGATTCACCTTTTTGTTCGTCTACAAATACTGAGGATTGATTAGTTGCATACCTTAACTCTCTTTGAGTTCCCGTGTTTTCATCAAACCACAATAATGGATGTTTTCTTGTATGCTTGCTTGGTATTGTAAAAGTTATCGGAGAAGCACTTCCCGTTAAATAATAGTTTCTATCTTTGATTTCCCAACCTTCTGGTTGAGTTATTTTTTGTTTTGACATAATATAATATAATTAAATAGTTAAAAAAATAAATACCCCCGCCGTTTGACGGGGATAGTTATTAATGTTGAATCCTTAGATTCCTTTGAATAATACAAAGTTATTAGCAGCTTGAGTTACTAAACATCTTTCAGAAAGGAAGTTAACTTCCATTGCATCTAAAGACGATGTTTGAGCACCACCAACTGAACCAGTTAACCAAGATTTCATTCGTCTGTCATCAGCTTGTGAAGCTCTATAACGTACGTGTAAAAATGGTCTTCTAATGTTAGTACCTAAAATCTGATCATATACAGTTGAAGTACCTGCAGGGATTAAAACTCCTTCAATAGAAGCAGGTCCTGTTTGAGCACCTCTAGTAGAAGCATCATTTAAGTATTTCCAGTCTGTTTTGTAAAAATCATAAGAACCTCTTCTAAATCCTGAGAAACCAAGATTTAAAGCCATTTCTTCAGAGTTTTCAAATAAACCGAAAGCAGTTCCTCCAGCAAATCCACCAGAGATAGATCCTAGCATGTCGTCAAAATCAAGATTCGAAGATCTATTTAAGAAAAGCATATTTTCTTCGATAGCTCCTTGAGTATCTAAATTTTTAAGAATTGCATCAAATGAATCTAAACCAGCAGCAGCACTGAAACCAACTTGTACATTTCCTCTAGCTGTGATAGCAGCAAAAAGACCTTGAGTACCTAAACTTCCATTAATTGAAGCAGCGTTATTACCTGATAATTCACCTTCTACCATAGACATTTCTAAGTAATCTTCAAATCTAAGTCTTGTTTCAGACTCAGCTTTCAAGTACCATAAATAACCTCCAGTACCATCTTCAGTAGCAACTTCTATCCAACCGATCTGAGCAGTGTCAGAACCATTGATAGTATAAGTACTTCTAATTATGATAGGAGTATTAGAGAATTGAGTGAATGCAGGAGTAACCGTAACCATAGGGTTGTTTACCGCGTTATAAGCGTTAAAACCAGCCCCTGCGTTAGCAGTTGACGTTCCTTTTTGAAAATCAGAACCGTATACAAATATTTTTAACCCAGCGCCTACACCTACGCCAACGTCAGCAATACCAGCAAGAGCTAAAGTGGTAAAACCATAAGGTTCTACAGCTAAAACTCCTGTAGTTGTATTTGAAGAATTTACAAAACATTTTGCTTCATTACCAAACGCATCCATTACAACGATAGTTGAACCTGGAGAAATTACGTTTAAAATAGTTGCGGCAACAGGAATCGTTATTACAGAAGTTCCAGCTACAGCACCACCAGCTAATGAGCAATTAGTGTATGCAATATGTAATCTATTTTGTTCAGACCAAATTACTTGATCAGATGTCATCGGCATCTCTGCACCGACCATGCGTAAAAAGCCTGATAACGTTCTGTTACCATATCTTTCTACTTCTTGTTCATACAATTCCGGTAGGTATTGTTGAGCAAAGTTGTTATCAGCGCCTCCTGTGGTGCCATCAAACGTTAAATAGTTTGCGGCAAGGAGTTGCTGTTGTTGAGAAGGTACTATTGTACCAAACTGTGGACTTAAAGCCATAATTTTTAATTTTTAATTTATTAGTTAAATTTTTTAGTTTTTATTCGTAATTTTGTTGAATCTAATCCACTAATCGATTTTACTTTTAATCCGTTTATGAAAACATTTCCATCGGCAACTTGCCTAGGTTTGTCTGTCGAAGGATTCTTAGAACTTTCGATAACGTTTTTAACGCCATCTGCTTTTCCTTGTTCATAAAAGTGATGAGCAATTTTATCAGCATTCATGGCAGCATACATTGCTTTGTGATACCCTGCTGGATCTACAATTTCACCTTTGTCATTTGAATATTTATTGACAAAGTTTTGTACATCTGCTTGTGTTTCACCAACTTTAACCGGATCTTTTATACCATATCTAAATTTCTTTTCCCCCACGTTGAAATCAAAACCTTTGAATTCTTGAGAAAAAAGCTTTTTAGTGTTATCTCTAAAATCTCCATGTAATTGTTGTACAGTTTCTTGCTGCGCCTTATAGTTGTCGTAAAAACTCATAGCTTCTTGCTGTTCTTTAGTAACGCCCGGTCTCAACTTGATCTCGTCGTAATATTTACTTTTTGAACCTTCTAGATGCTGTGTAGCTTTTGCAACCTCTTCTTTGTAAGCAAGTTTCTTTTTACGAATGTCCCTTGCTTCGTCTACATCTTCGTCAAAGTCAAAATTGTCTTCCATAAGGAAAGCGATTTCTTCTAAATCTAAATGCGGTTTTGTTTTTATATAGTACTCTTTTAGTAGTTGCCCACTGTTGAGTTTAGAGTAATCTTTATTAAGTGCTACGTAATCTTCTACACTTCCACCAGTTTCTTCCATAAATGAAACTAGTTTTTCAATATTTTCAGGTAAAGGTTTTCCAAGAACTTGCTCATCTCTTTTAGCTTCTGCAACTTCTTGTTTAATTTCTTTAACCTCTGTTTTTTCTTCTTCAGTTATTTCTTGGATGGGGGAAATTTCTTCAATAACCGCGCTGGGCTCTTGTAATTGTTTTTCTCCTCCAGTTCCCACGCTGCCGCTATCTTCGGAAGATTCGCCCACAGGTATCTCTTTTGTTTCTCCGATTTGAATGGCATCGCTTTGTTCTTTAGGTATGGTTACTTTAATAACTTCAGGAACAATTTCTCCTGTAGCTTCTGGTTTAGTTAAATCCACTTTTATTGGATCATTTCCACTAAGACTTCCTAAATTTTTAGGTACTCTTTTTTTTGACTTTAATTTAAAGTCACCTTCCTGTTTAACAGGTTCATTTGTTTGTGTTTCTTTTGACATGATAAAATATTATATAATTGTTATTTTTTATTAAGACATAAATCCATCTAGATCAAATGCCCCCGCTCCACTACCACTGCTTTCAAAATCAACTGGTGGTGAATCATTTTGTCGTTGATTAATCAACTGACTTTGCTGAGTTCCTTGTAATTTAACTCTCTTATCTTTACGATCTTCTATTTTTGTTTCCTTAGAACCTTCAGTTCCTATTTTTATTTGAGCTAACTGCTTGTTATATTCAAACTCTTGAGATAATAATTGAGATTTAATTTGCAATTCAGTTTGCATTCTTTGTATTTCAAATTGAGATTTAGCTTGCTCAACATTAACCTTTTGTTCAGTTAAAGCTTGTTGCTTTTGAACCTCAGCCATAGCTGTTTTTTCAGCAGTTTCAGCTTGAGCTTGAGCTTGAGCTTGTACCATCTGTTGTTGATTTGCTTGATCTCTTTCTAATTTCTTTTTACGTTTTAACTTTAGTAATTGATTTGCTAGTTTTAGATTTTTTATTTGCCTTATATCTATAGCATCTTCTAAATCTATACCACCAGATTGTAAAGCTATTTGAATATTTTGTTCTAATGCTGCTTTTTCTTCTTCATCTGGTTCTAATTCTAGAAATATTCCAAAGTCATGTAAGTTTAAGTTTCCTACTTCTTGCAATGTTTGGGCATTATATAAAGATATACTTTCTATTAAAGAATTACGTGTTAAAGGAAAACTAAGAACATCAGCTAGTTTTAAAGATATATTTTCACATATTCTTAAAGATAAATATAAACTTGCTTGATTAATGTGTTTAGTAGCTATATTAGATTGATTGGCCGCCATTTTAGCTAAACCGACTAAAGCGTCTTTATCAGGTAAACTACCATCCCTTGCTTCATTAAGCCCGGTCACGTCTCTTATCATTTGTAAATAGTATTGATAAGTTTGTATTAAACTTTGCAATTTGGCTCCACCAGAAGAAGATGAAAGTTCTTGTATAGGAACTTTACCTCTATTCATTTCACCATCTTGAGTTAATGATCTACCAACAACACTACCAGTTTGGAAATACATATTCAATGCTTCTGCTGGGTTATAATTTGTACCATTACCTAGGTCAACTTCAGCTAAACCATCCATATCTAAAAACACTCCATCAGGCACTAATCTAGCTAACACTTGTTGCATTTTTAAATGCGTTAACTGTATCATATCTGCAAAACCAGTTATTTTACTTACTAAAGATTCTATTCTACCTTTATACATTCTAGGTGCACAGATAGCGTAATTCATTTCTACCTTAGTAGTATCAGCCATAGGTCTTGTCATATTTTCTGACAACTCCCACTGTAACATAGTATTAGTTCCTAAAACTTTTACACCACTGTATAAAACCTCTATACTTCTTGAAACTTTATTGTAAGTGTCAGAAGGGGGAGGATTAAAATCATCAGTTTTTTCTATTATTTTCTCTAAACCATTATCAGTTTGTTTTAGTTTAAAAACCTGATCATGATATGTTTTATATTCAAAATATAATATTTGAACTGTATTAGCATCGTAGTTTCCCCAACCAGTAATGTATTGTCTATTTCCTGGCATTTCTTGTATACGTTGTAATTCTTCGTTACTTATATATGGAAATTGTTTTTTTAATTCTGGAATAGTAATGGATTTTACTTCTCCTACATAATATATATCCTCAAAATTAGGATCTTCTGTATATGAATAAATCATATAAGCAGGATCTACATAATCAATAGTTATTCCATTTGATTTATTAAAATTTGTTTTAGTAGCAGCTATTCCGCAAGTAACTAAATCATAATTTAATCTACGCTTGGTAAGTTCCCATTTGTTTTTAGCTAAAGTTGTACTTATAGCTTCTTCTTCAGCAATTTCTACCGATTGCTTATAACTAAGTTGCATGTGTAGTTCTAATTCTTCTTTAGTTCTAGGTAGATCTAAAGGAGAAATATTAGATCTTTGTAAATCTAAACCTAAAACTGCTTTAGCTCTAGCTATTTCTTCAGCTGCAAACATATCTTGAGCAACTGCTGTGGCATATTCTGTTCTTTTTTTAACAGACTCAGGATCTTGAGAATAAGCTTTTATTTCAAATTCTTTTTGGGAAATACCATTAACTACTATATCAACAAATTTTGATATAACAGGAACTGGTTTCCAGTCTAAATTTAAATAAGATAAATCACCATTAATAGATAATTCATCTTTATATTTTTGAACAGGTTGTTCACCTCTAGCATAAAGTCTTAAATGATGAAAGTTGTTAAAACTTGTCAAATATCTATTCCCACTTGTTCTACCTTGATTGAACCACTCTGTTTCAATAGCAGAAGCTACTTGAGAGCCATATTCCAACGAATTTTTTTCCGCTGCCGGTACTACCTGACTAGGAAAGGCGCTATTAGAATTAGTGTATATCTTCATTTATTGAATTATTTTTGAGGTTGCTCCTTTATTGTTGTATTTTTTGATTCCTAAATCATAAATCTTTCTTTCAATAATAGGATTAGGTCTATATTTATTTTTATTACAAGCCATTATTGCTAACCCAGAACTTATCGATGCATCATGTGAAGTTCTATTGTTTATATTAAATTTGGCCCAATCTTCTAAAGTTCTTTGAAAATAAAAATCCCCGTAATTAGTATCAGGTCTTAAACCTATATAATCTTGAATATAAGATTCTATTGCTGCGGCGTGAGATTGTTTTATATCTTCACTAGAGTTAGGTATTCCACCTATTTCTCTTTCAGTCACTGATAATTTTGTATAAATTTTATCTGGTCTATTCATCGAATAGCCTCTATAACCTCTTCTTTTAAAATAATATAAAAGCCTTGGTTTGTTGTTTTCCGCAAGTATTGGCATTCCATAAAAAATACATGCCATAAGAACATCCTCAAAAAAGATTTCAGCAGTAGAGGGTCTTGCGATGTATTCTAAGAAAAAATGATTAGTTGGACAGTCATCCATTGAGAATTTAGTTAAACCGTGTAAAGATCCGTTTGAACCTCTACCATCAACTGTTCCTGATATATCATAGCTGTCACATCCAAAAGCACCCATATGTTCATTCCCAGGATGTTTTCTACCATTTTTAGAAATAACATTATTTTGTAAATGTGATGCTGGAACCCATGAGACATAGAATCTTCCATTATTAGTTGGACTAAATATCACTGAAGTATCTTTAATACCATTAAACCATTGAAAGTTTCCTCTGGTTATTATACCACTACTTCTTAAGTCTGCGTTCCAATCTATTTGTTCGTAGATTTTAGTTAGATTAAATAAAGAAGATTTAGCTTCATCTCTGAAAGCATGTTCCTCTGTACGTGGAAACTGTCTATAAAACTCATTAAGTCCATCTTGATCACCCTTAAGGCCATCTACTTCGTTCTGCCAGTATTCTATAACACCTATATTTATCTTTGTACCATGCGGATCTTCAACCGGTTTTTTTGGGGTGTCGAAGACAGGTATGCCATAAGAATCGATGTATCCCTCGTAATTCCATTCCATAGGTATAAACAAGCTATATAATCCTGAGCGAGTCTGTCCATTGGCGTTTCTTTTGGTAACATCTGAGTCATAATAAAGCTTCTTGAAATTTTCTCCACCTTTGTCAAGAGCATTGCTCGTTGAACCCATCATACATTTACCAATAATCTTACTACCTAGTCGCAGGGTTGTTTTAGTAACCCTCCAGTTATTTAAAATATTACTTGGTCTCTCCCATTTACCAGATTCATCATGAACTAATAATTTTAGTTTTTCACCATCATAAGAGTTGTCTCCAGTGTTTTTCCAGTCGATAGTTGTATCAAGACCTGTTAATTCTCTAAGTGTTTCGTTGGTCTCTAGCTTTCTTCTTGTAAATTTAGAGGCTGGAACCCTATAAGCCAGTTCCGTCTTCGGTCTATCCATACCATCTTGTATCGGTTTAAAGAAAAACGGATAGTTAACGGATATGGGTACAACTTTATCGGTAAACATGGTTTTAGCATCTGGACCTGTTTTTGATAAAATACCAAATCGTGAATCTGTAGAGATAGTGGCGCTGTTAACAGTTTCGCCTGATGCCATGAATGAAAAACCAGACCGTCTGTTTTTGAGGTAGCAAATACCATATGATCTTGTATCGGCTTTGCAAGCTTCCCAGAATATAAAAAATAATCTGTTTGACTCCCTAAAATCTGGCTTCCCAACATCAATTTTGGACCACTGCAAGTACATGTAGTGAGTGCCAGTAATATAAGTAGGATTTGTTTTATTAACAAACCAAAATCCTTTTTCTCTAGATTCAAACTCT